ACGTCTCGAAGGTGTAACGGATCTTCTCTTCTCAATACAAGGCAAAATCAGGAGTCCTGAATATGTGGAAGAAGTAGCAATGAAGATTGGAGTCGCTATAGACGAAATAAACGTATGCCGGGCATACATCGATGGCATTATGGAAGGATTGAGAGTGAGAAATGGAAAATAATGGTATAGGTATCGTGGCGTTAATAATGAGCATGTCAATGGGCATAGTCGCCATAGTCGCGATTGTCGGACTGACGCACGTAACCCGTGTATTGGTTGGTGTTGTCGGGGCGCTGCGGTTTGACGACCCCACGCTTATGAAGCAAGACGACAGGCGCAACAGGAAAAAAGATGAGTCCGGAGCGGAGAATTCATCGGTTTATGTGTACGATGATGGTTACGCCGCAGCAGTCGAGGACGCAACGCGATCCGATGTTGGAAGTTTAAATTCCGATGCGCTTGAAAAAATATTTAATAACAGGTAGTGTTGTGCGGGGAATCATTGTGCGTGGAATGAAAGTGGGCTTAATCTATGTCAATGTTTCCTCGCGCAGACAAGCATCTGACCGAACCGATCAATCATCTTGAGCAGATTCATATAGACTGCGATTATGATGACCGGAAAGCATGGGACCGCTTGGGTAACGCAGAGCTATCATTCGTTATCCAGGAGGTCGCGCGATGCTACGACGACATAGAATATTACCTTAAAAACTACCATTTCATCCGCCGCAAAGACGTAGCAATCACAACGATCTTTCCATTATGGGAATCACAAGAAGTATTCCTGGAAGCCTACAAAAAGCAATTTGCGGAAAATAAACCCATACGCATACTGGTACTGAAAAGTCGTCAACAGGGTATAACGAGTCTAAGCACGGCGGTACTGTGTCACATGGTGTTTTTTGCCCCAAACCGGCGCGTATTGTCGATGTCGGATGAGTTCGACAAAACATCGGAAAACTTCGCAATGGTTAAAACGGCGTACTATCAATTGCCGTGGTGGATGCGACCCGGGAAACGATATGACCGCGAAGCCGAACTGCTTTCATTCGACCGTGTAAAGAACGACGAAACGGCGGGACTTGAAAGTAGTATCATGTTTGAGGCTGCTAATAAACCGACCGGCGCGGCATATTCTAAAGCGCTATTTGGCGCGCATCTTGCGGAGATCGGCAGGTAACGCCACCCGAAACCAATTACCGAGGGAGTGTTTGGAAGCCTTGTTGGTATGCCTCGAAGCGTAGGCATACTGGAAGGAACGGCGCAAGGACGCGGAACGCTCTTTCATGGATTATGGAAGAAAGCCGTTTCTGGAGAATTTGCATGGGAACCGATATTTATTGAATGGTTTAAGGAACCAACGTATAGGGTTGTGCCAGTACCGGGCTTTGAACTTACCGCCAATGAAATTGCCCTGAAATCAAAAATTAAAGAGACGACTGGATATGAGATTGAAGACGATCAATTTCAATGGTGCAGGAATAAGCGGGCGGAGTTTGTAGCCGCAGGCGATGAAGCGCGGTTTTCACAGGAGTTCCCATCAGACCATAATGAAGCATGGGTAGCGTCCGGCGATACGGTATTTCCCAAAGAAAAGCTGCTCGAACAACTGACAAACTTTGTGCGCAAACCACGGTGGCGCGGCATTATAACGCTTAAAGAAAACGACAAGCCCAAACTCATTCCGGACAAAGAAGGCGAATTGTCCATATGGGAGTTCCCGAAACCGGGCGAGCAGTATGTGATTGGCGGCGATCCGTCTCTGGGACTTGATACGGGAGACCTCGGCGGGATTCATGTTCTGATAGTTCCCAAAAGTCCAAACGACCCATTGCGACAGTGCGCCGTAATGCACGGAAGGATTACGCCTCATGAGTTCGCCCGTAGCATGGCGGGATTAGGTTACATATATAATACGGCGTTGATAGCTCCGGAAGTAAACCAGATCAATTCAATAGCAGTGGATTTGATGAACACATTCAGCTATCCAAACATATACAGAATGTCGAATCAAACGACGCATCGGGGGTATGCGCCGTATTTTGGATGGATGACAACGCACCGCAATAAAAACGCAATGATCGGACGATTGCGCGAATTGTTATTGCGCTGGGATATTATCATCAAAGACGAAAAAACCATAAATGAATTACTGGAATTTGTAAGGAAAGATACGTATTCCGGGCAGTATGGACCGCAGACACGCGACGGGCACGACGATCTGGTTATGTCTCTCTGTATAACGGCATATATCGCAAGTAATCTGAATCCGGAAATGTTGTATGCGGATGATGAAATGCCACAGGCGATGCAAAGCTATCAGGTATATGAATCTGACGAAACGGGCGAGGCATCTGATTATCAGTCGCACGATGATCTGCCATCGTTTGATGAGCTTTAGGGGACGGCAATGCACACATATATGCACGTCAGCAGTAATACGATATACAATAATGGATATATCCTTGAATATCAGAAAGGTCTTGATTTACGAAGGCAAAGCAGTATTGCGAGGGATACAAACCGGTTTATGAGGTATTAATGAAATTGCCTGTAAAAATAATCGGCAAACTGTAAGGAGAGTATATGAGAAAGAAAACATCAGAGTATGTAATGAAGGATAGTACATTGGAATCCCTGGAAAAAATAATTGGCGCGATTGAAAGTGAAGAGGTGTTGATTAACAAGGTTAAGGAATTGGCGAAGCGGAACCTGGAACTGAAAAGCGAAATATCGGGGGCTAAGGTAATACACGCAGGCGGCAAGGCGATACGGCTTGATAACAACGGGCAAGTAGTTGTACCGGTTACAGTTGAAATCCCGCAAGAGCATATTAAGGCATTGGAGTTCAAGGCAAAAGCGAACAATATTACATTGGAAAAATGTGCCAGTATTATATTCGCGGAAGGGCTTGAATACGGATGGTGTGAATAATGCCTATATACGAAGCCCGATGCCACGATTGCAATAAAAGATACGAATGGTATTCACCATGTATAACAGATCAAACCCGGCAATGTCCATCATGTAACGGCGAAGGGTCGCGGGTATATTCGCCGTATCGTCCGCGCGTGTTTGAGCCGTTTACCACAACAAACATAATGCGCGACGGCAGCCCGGTAACAATCAAGACAGAGGCGGAACACATGCGCATCTGTCACGATCAAGGGGTAGTCCCGTTGGATAACGATTACGTAATACCGCCGCAGCCGACATTTGAAGAACGGCTAAAGGCGAAGTTTGCAGACCAGAGAATTGAGGTATAGATATGGCAACGCTTCCATCATGGCATTCGACAGATTATGCAGGACATAAGTTTAACCTGAAAGTATCCGATCATCAGTCCATTGTACGGAGATGGTGCAACATAATATATGATGAAGCCCATTCAGAAATGGAAGCAAACGATGAATATAAGAATCTCCGGAAATACGTGCGCTATCTCATGGGAGAACAATGGACTGCGCGCCGTCCGTCGTATCGCGCCGCGCCGGTAGACAACCGCCTGTGGACGAATATGATTCAGTTGGTGAGCTACCTTACGGACACAAGGCAGACATTTGAGGTGCGCGCGGAAGATAAGAAACATGAACAGACAGCCGAGACGTTAAACAGACGAAATTCCGCCTGGGTGATAAACCGCGACTGCGACATGGTAACGGCGATGATATGTATGTATTCCGCCGTGTGCGGCGTCGGGTACGCCCGACAGAAGTGGAATGCGGAACTGGACGGCGGCACAGGCGATATTGAACTTACCGCGTGCGGACCGAACGAAGTCATCCTAATTAAGCCTGGACACGACCTGCAAGCCTCGCATGGACTGATCTACGAAAAAGCTATGCCGTTAGCATGGTTCCGGCAAAGCTACCCACTGTTCGGCGACCTCGTTCAGGTGGATACGGGATATAGTTCTGTAAGAACGTCGGCGCGGTATTCATCACCAGGTACGCACTCCAATATTCCCACAAGCGCGAGCAATCCATTTGAAAGATTTCTTTCATGGATGAACAGCGCACCCAAACCAGAATCCGCAATACAGATGGGAAGGTATCGGGAATTTTGGCTGAAAGATTACAGCGTCAATACGTCGTATAGTGACGTGTATGTAGGTGAAATGGCAAAAGGCGCGGGCTACATAGTGCCTCCGGGAAAACGGTTGTACCCTAGGGGCAGACTGATTGTCATGGGCGGCGATGTTGTTTTGTATGACGGTCCAAACCCGCACTGGCACGGGCGCTTCCCTTTTGCTGCGCTTCGCATTAATCAAATCCCGTGGAGTTGGTTTGGCGTAAGCGAATTGCGCAACCAGATACCGTTGCAAGATATAATGAATCACCTCATGGCAGGAATATTGGACATAACAAAGCGCGCGGTAACACCGCCCGCGCAAGCCGCATCCAACGCATTTACTGATGCGCAAAGAAAAAACATGGATTTGAATATGCCCGGTCTTATGGCGTACTACAACCCCGCCGCTGGTCCCAACCCGATACAATACGCCCCGGTCCCGCAACTGCCGCAGTACGTATTCCAGGCATTGAATTGGGCGAAGGCGGAACTGTCAGACCAGACAGGATTTATCGACATGGGGACAATAGCCGGAAAAGGATTGCTGCCGGGAGCGGACACACTGGAAATGATGGGGCAAAGCCAGCAGGCGTTGGTACGTTTAAAGGTACGATACATAGAAGCATTCTTCCGTGAAGTCGGCGAACAGTGGATAGCAAACGCATTTCAGTATTACCGGACGCCGCGCACGTTATCGTCTGTAGGCATAGACGGACTCACATGGACGGATTGGGCGTGGAACCCGGACGACGTTTGTCCCGACCCTCTGGACCGCGCCGAACATTGGAAGTCTTTCAAATGGACGATATTGCCCGGAACGATGCTCAGGTCGCAAGGTGATCCTGAACGGGCGCTGGCATTGCAGTTGCGGCGCATGGGCGACATAGACCGTAAGCATCTGTATAAGATTCTCGACAAGGAACCGATCTACGATAAGGTCGAAGAAGGGCTGAAGCGTGAAGGCGCCGACGCGTTGGTAAACATGCTGAAACAAAAAATGTCCGGCATTGACGGCGGAGGCGGTCTCGCTCCGCACGTACTAAAAGAACTTAGTGATATGACTACGCCGAAGCCGGGGATAATGTAAGAAATGTAAGAAAGGTAAAAAACTAATGAGTATATCAGGAGATTCAGTGGGTATATCGGGATATTCAGGAGTGTCTTATCCACCACAAAACTGCCCCTTCCGGCATTGCGGGTTCAATTGCGGCAGTCGTAGTTATTCCGGCAGTATTAGCGGCGGCGGTATCCATCCGCAGAGCGCGTCCGGAAAGGCAAGCGCGGATGTCGAAGCCCTTTTGAGTTCGTTCATCGAAAATCTCAGCGTAGCGATTGCTGTCAAACTCAAGACTTTGGAGATATTCCCGCAAAACGCCAGCCCTGACTTGACCAGCGGGAAAGCCCCAGTGAAAGTCGTGAAAGAGGAAGGTGGAACGGTGAACCGCCCCGGTTTTTCCGGAGAGTGTTTTATTTGAGTCATGCTACCATAGCAGACTCACTGATCATACGATAATAATTTGCTTCGAACTCACCTGGAGGAATATTTCCGATAGGTTCCAGGAGTCTTCGATTATTGAACCAGTCGACCCATTCTAGAGTAGCGAACTCGATATCTTCCATCCCCTTCCAAGGGCCGTTACGGTGAATAATCTCGGCTTTGAATAAACCGTTAATGGTTTCGGCCATGGCGTTGTCGTATGCGTCCCCGGTTTTTCCCGTCGATGCCTGTATGCCGGCTGCTGTAAGGCGCTCAGTATAACGAATCGACAGGTATTGGCTGCCTTTATCGCTATGATGGATAAGGGAGGCGGCAGCGCCCTTGAGCAGGCTCTTTGGGCGCGTACGCGCCCAAAGAGCCTGCTCAAGGGCGTCCAGCACAAGTTCCGCCCTCATGGAGGTTGAAACCCGCCATCCGACGATTCTTCTGGAAAATACGTCTGTGACAAAAGCCACATACACAAAACCGATCCATGTGGCAACATAGGTAAAATCAGCTACCCATAGCTGGTTCGGACGTGTAGCCGTAAACTGGCGTTTCACCAGGTCTGAAGGATGAACAGCTTTCGGGTTGCTGATCGTCGTCCGGCAACGGCGGCCTCGAACTACACCTTGCAATCCCAAGCGCTTCATCAGGCGTTCTACTGTGCAACGCGCCGCTTCTATTGATTCACGGCTTAACTGACGCCAGATTTTACGAGCGCCATAAACCCGAAAGTTCTCATTCCAAATCCGTTGTATGGCTTCTGAAAGAACACGGTCGCGTTTCGCGCGTTCCGGCTGCCGTTCCGGCTCCGCCTCTCTCATTTTGTGCTCGTAATACGTCGATGGAGCAATCGGCAACTGCCTGCAAATCGGCTCGACTCCATATTCGTCCTTATGATCTTCAACAAACATCATAAGCTCTTCGGTCGGCGGTCGAGCTCCGCCTGCGCGAAATATGCCGACGCCTTGCGAAGTATCTCGTTCGCCCTCTTAAGCTCTCGATTCTCGCGCTCTAATTCCTTCAAACGAACCCGCTCGGAACTCGTCAGTCCAGGACGCTTCCCGTGATCCGTTTCAGATTGGCGCACCCATTTCCTAAGTGTCTCCGACGTGCTGCCTATCTTCGATGCTATTGAAACTATCGCTTTCCACTGTGATTCATACTCATCCTGGTGATCCAATACCATCCGTACCGCTCGCTCTTTTATTTCCTCTGAATATCTCACCCTGTTCCCCATATTCTCTATCTCCTCTCAAATTATAGAGCCTCCGGAAAACTCGGGGCGGTTCAATTGACCTATTTGGCGGTGAGAGGAATAAATCTTGAGGGCGCCATTTGGTTGGGATTGATAGGAGGGTTGGTGTGGTATTACGTGATACCGTTTATAATTGGAATGGTGGTTGGTAAGGTGATGAAGGGGCATGTTCCGATGGCGCATAAGCAGGAGGCGCGTATAGAGGAATTGGAGCGTGAGGTGAAAGAATTGCGTGGAGGGGGCGGTAGGTGATGTCTCCGATATATGTTGCGAACAATTTGATTGGTTTAGCGCGTTAAGGCGTGATGGAGAAGGCGGGCTGTACCGGTTACAGTTTTTGCTTTGGTGTTTGGATGACTGCAAATATAATTCTTAATATGGCAAACGTTACATACACAACATTGCATATATAACTTGCCCATAGACTATCGATTATTACATATAACATATTGTATTTATAAGAGAGATAGAGAGCGTTACATGTTCCTGCTTTTTGTTTAACCTGCCTCGAAAAAAAGTAAAAAAATATTTCAAAAAATAAATATAAGCCTGTGAGATAATTACAGCCAACTTGTGCCAAAACTGTCACGATTGGTCGCGCAACATTAAAAGATAAGTCTTGCATTTAAACCCGCGCCGGATTATGTTTCACGTGAAAACATTCGGGGGTGGTACATGAATAATAATTTACAGAAAATCAACGAAACCGGGCGCGTAACGCTGAAAGAAATCGCGGACATTACAGGCGCGGCGTATCGCACAGTAGCCGCCTATGCTCAACGGGCAGGATGGACTGAACACGGGAAACAGACGTTTCTGGACGAAAGGCAAGCAACGCTCATTATCGAAGCAATGAAAGCGACCGGAGGGCAAGGGCAAAATTCAACTGTGCAA